AAAAGATATATTACCATCTTTAATACCGTTACCTCTACTTAAATATTTAAGTGCTTTTCTAATTGTGGCGGGATCTTCCATACCTTGTGATCTTAAGGCTGCGACCATATCTTGGACAACGTCCTCAGTAAGATGCGTGGCTGTTATCTGATGTACTTCGTAAATTTTCATATCTGTCTGCTCAATATATATTTAATATATTTATCTACTACTGCACGATCTATTATTACAGGGTATTCATACATTACTTTCCCTGTCCTCTATATTTTTTCCAACTGCGTTTTTTATGTTTATTTGTAGGGCGTGATCTTGAACTATTCCCTATAGATGTTCTCTTTTTAACATATATTCTCTTTTGAAAACCTAACCTTGTTGCCATAATTGATTCCTATGATGGGCCTGGGCGTGGTGATAATGTATTTGTTCCTGTCACACCTGCTTGATTTTGCAATGCATTATCAAATGTCGCGCCATCTGCTAATGCTTTAGTAGCACCTGATAAGCAATTTCCTAATGCTTTTTTAATTTCTGGATTATTCATCTTGGATGATAATGAAGATGCAAATCCTTGTAATGCGCCTTGATTTTTCACTTTCTTGGCCGCATCAGACATTTCTAAACTCATATCTTTCATTGTAGCATTTTCTTTTTCCATTATTGAAGTAATTTCACTAGATGCAGATGCCATTGCCGCACTGGCAGTACCAGCTGCCGCTTGTGCGTCAGGTATTAATTTAGTTAATACTGCTTGCAAAGAGGTTTGATCAGCCGCATCAGTTCCAAGATTTACACCAGCCGCACCTGGTCCTGCTATCGTTCCACCAGTATCACTAGATGCTGTAACACCACTCCAATCTCCATTACAAGCAGCTGCAATATCTGAAAAAACTGTTGTGCTAACATCACCCATAGCATCTTTATAAGTTGTTAATGCGGCGTCCATTGGACCATCTTTACCCATTACTGATCCCATGGTATCTTTAAATGTTTTTTCACCGTTAGTTCCACTGCCACCACCAAACTGTGATGTTAATTTAGCTGCTGTTTCAGCAGTTACTTTAGCAGTACCTGGTGGGAATTTAGTATTTCCTGTGGCACTTAAAGGCTTAATTACTGTTCCCATATCACTAGCAGTTTTTAATTGTCCAAAATCACTACCAAAATCTTTAGTCATTGCTGAGAAATCTTCTACAGCACCACCTGATGCTTTTGCATAATCCATTAAGTCACTACCTGATGCTAATTTAGCATCTGGTGTTTTTAATATAGTTTTCATTTCTGCTAATGAACTTTTACTTGTTTGTCCGGCAAGAAAAGAAGTTGCTTGTGTAGCTGTAATACTATCCGTATCTAAACTACCGTGAGCTGCCATAAAAGCAGCTTTTGCTTCTACTGCATTACCTGTTATAAGTTTATCTACAACATCAACAGGATTTTGATCAAGTGGCATTTCTCCTAATTTTGCTAAATTTGCACTTGCTGTAGCACCACTAAATCCACCTTCAGGGCCGCCTTCCATCATTGGTGCAAACTGTCCTGCTACTTTAGCAATAGGAGAAGATACTGTTTCTGTAGCACCTACTTTTGCGGCATGCATTGCATCAGCAGATTGTGCCATTGCTTGTTCCATTTGCCCAAAATTCTCAACAAACTTTGATGGGTCGCCGCCACCGAGTATTTTATCTGTATGTGCTTGAACAGAATCCATTAAAGTACCGCCATCCCCCATACTACCGCCAGCAAGTTGGCTGGCTATTGATTTTAATTGGGCAGCTTGAGCAGATGGTATACCAAACATACCACCTTCTTGTCCTGTTGCTTCTAAATTAGCAACAGCATCTACCATATCTTTAGCGGCTTTTTGAACTGGCATTTCTTTCACAGAGTCTAATAATGCTTTGGTAGTAGTAGGCATAGCCATTCCATTACCTTCCATTAATTCTGCCAATGCTTCAGATTCTAAACATTTTTCTCCAACTTCGCAACTGCCCTGGGCACCCACGCCGCCAGATTCATATATACTTTCACCACCTGCCATGATTACTCTCCTATAATAACGTCTTCACTACCGACAGCACGTGGGTGGCCACAATTATCTTTGTCAATTTTAGTTCGCAATGCTGGTTTTCCTTCAATAATAACTGACTTACATGTTGATACGGTTTTAGCACTACAATGTATGGGAACTGGCACCCAGCAAGGCGCGTGGGGAGTGACATCCATGTTGGGTATGCCTGCTTTTCTTCCATTAATTAAAACAGATTTAGCACCGCCTTGAGCAATGCCACCTGCATCATTAGGGTCTTTATCCCGCTGTGCTTTCCATGCCATAGTATTATTTATTTAACTTGGCATAGCAAGACCAGTAGTTCCTTGAATATACTGGTCAGACATTTCTTTTCTTGTTGTGGCAATTACTAAACAATTATGTTTGGAAATAGTTACTTTGCTATTCATATCCATTGTTAACATAAATTGACTAATACCTACACCTTGTGGTCCTACTTGTAGAGACATTGGTTTATCTACTGTAATATTAGTATCTGTCTCTTCTTCAAATCTAGCAACTAATTCTTCACCAGTTACTAATTTAATTGATATAATATCACCTTTTTTATGATTGAGTTCGATTAACATCCATACTTTCCTTAAAAATTCTAACAGCACTATAACATATTAATAGTCCTATACCACCACCAATTACAACATCTGGTATATTGCTCTGTGTTAACCCTACTAACAAACCAGCAATAATAATACCAACACTTGATATAGCATCATTTCTACAACATATATAAGCACTCTTTAGATTAATGTCTTTATTTTTATAATATAACAACAATACAGCAGATGCTACATTACCTATTAATACAAAAATTCCTACTAATGTAATAGGTGTAGCACTGGGCACATATCCCGTCATTATATTTTGCACAACATACCATAAAGCAATTATACCAAACACTAACATTATTATTGATTTTAATAATGCTACTTTTGCTTTAACCTGTATAGTAGAACCCATAACAAATAGGCTACCTAATAGAATTAAAGCATCGCCAATATTATGAGCACTGTCACCAAGTAAACTAGCAGAATGAGATAATAAACCAAAGTATAACTCAACAACAAACATCAACGCATTAATTAAAAAACATATAATTAAAGCATTGCGCTCACATGCGCCACATTCTTCTAAATCATGACAGTCGTCGTCTAAACATATTCGAAACATTATCCCAGTAGCAGAGTGTCTGGTGTCTCCACTAATCCATTAAATCCGCCTTCTACTAATTCATTATTAATATAAATTTGCGGAACAGTCCTGTGTCCTTGTTCCAAAATCCATTCTCGTGCTTCTGAATTATGTTCGATATTTACTTCTTCATACTCGATATTTTTTGATTCTAGATACTGCTTTGCTCTAACGCAAAAAGCGCAAGAATTCTTACTATAAACTGTTACCATTATATCTCACATCCTCCGGCCACACAAGCCAATTCTTGACTACTTGTAGTCATATCTTGTTGTTCATATTCACTCAAAGTTGCCCAAGTTACATTTTTGGGCATACTATGCATTGCTTGTTCATACTGTTCTTTAGTACAATCTTGGTATGGTGCTTGTCTATAAGTGTGATCACTAAATGGTAAAAAGGATACACCAGACATTTGATCAAAATGCTTGTAAACCCACGCTCCGACCTCCAACCATTCGTGTTCTTTGACACTAATTGTTACTGAGGGTTTGTGTTCACACCAATGATCTTGGTAAACTTTCCATAACTCCAACTGTTCTATTGCTGTCATATCTTTTCTATAAACACCATACTGTGGTCCTTTCATTGGAAAGGAAAATACTACAGTATGTTCTGGTTTTGTTACATCATCTTCTACAGGAAACCCTGCTTCTTTCATCATTTTTGCTAATGGATCTTTTTTATCTGCACGTACTGTTCTAATATAATATTGATTATGTCTTGCATGTATTCCACTGGCGCTATCTACTAATTGACTTACTGTACCTGATGGTTTAACACAAGTAATTGCAACAGATTGATTAATACCAAGTCTCTTTGCCCAATCCTTGTTAGTAGCAACAGCAATTTTTTTAAGTTCTGTGAGTAATTCCTCTAAACCTTTCTTTTTACCATTTGTTAATGGATTATCCATAATACCTGTTAAGGAAACACCTAATAAACGCTCTTCATCACAATTTTGTAGCCATCTCTTATTAAGATACCTAAAATTAGTAAGTGTTGATTGAAATGTGCCTAAAATAGTTGCATTAATAACTTTCTCTTTTAATGTATCAAAAGTATCATTTGGACGAATTACTACTTCAGATAAATTACAAAATTCTTCTGATCGTAAAATAATTTCACTGCAAGGATTGGTGCCAAAATTATGATTTGGATCTCTACGTTCATTTTTACCTGCTTGTTCTTTGGCGGCACGTCTGTTAAATATGCCACGCTCACCGGATTTGGACTCATAAAGAGATTTCCATTCTTCCATAAAAATACCAATATCAGGACGTTCAGTATAACAAGCAGAATTGTTTGCTAATGCTCGCTGTGTGTGTGTTTCCCACCATTGTCCTGACTTTGCTAAACGCATTCTATCATCACTTAAATTAGATAAACTAATTAACGCAGAACGCCGCACACCACCTACTACTACTATCTCTGCAATTTTGCAAGTAATATCGTGACACTCTAAAGATGTTAATCTACGACCTGCGGCACCTTTGAACACACCTACACAAAAATTAAATAAATCTTCTAATGGTTCTGGGCCTGACGCTCTACCACCAAATGTTTTTAATGGTGCGCCAGCAGCTCTAACTCGTGTTAAATCCCATACTGGAATTTGTCCGCCATACAATAGGTGAACCAATTCTTTAAGTGCTTTGGCCCAACCCAATTTAGAGTCACTTACTACAATTGTAGTTTCTGTTGGATAAAAATCATCAGCAACACGTGGCATCTCATTAATCATTTGACGCTCAACACTAAATCCAACTCCAGTGCCGTTCATTAAAATATAAA